CGGCACCGCCTTCACGGTCGGCCGCCAGCATGTAGAGGGCCACGGCCGACGACAGGGTCGACTTGGCGTTACCCCGAGGCACCTCGATGTACGAACGTCGAAAGCGCCGTGTGCCATTGGGTTTGACCCATCCGAAAACCGTTGTAAGGACGAAGGCCTGCCAGGGCTCCAGGTGAATCGGCTCGCCTGCCAGTGGCCCTTTCACATGGGGCAAGCGCTCGATGAACGCGCACAGGTTGTCGGCTGGCTGGAAACTCCTGCCGTCCTTGTCCGTGAGCCTGGGGTTGAAAAGGTACGGACTGGCTTTCCCTTTGAACTTGGCGAGGTCATCCAGTTGTCGCTGGCAAGCCCGCTGAACCCAGCGGCAAGCCAGGATTTCACCAGACACCACCTGCTCGGCGTACCGCTTGGCGCTCATCGCGTAGTCGCTAGCGCGATCCTTGGTTCGAGCGCTCATCTGATTTGACAAGTGATACCGTTATTGATACCATTTGGTGATGAGCGGCACCGAAAAAATCCTTGAGCAGATGCGCAAAGCGCCCACCAACGTTCGCTTTGCCGATCTTCAAAAGGTGTGCGAGGCGTATTTTGGGAAGCCCAGGCAAAGCGGCAGCAGTCACGCTGTCTACAAGACACCCTGGCAGGGAGATCCGCGGGTAAATATTCAAAACGACAAAGGCAAGGCAAAGGCTTATCAGGTCCGGCAGGTGCTGCTGGCCATCGAACGTCTAGGAGCATAGGCATGAACATCAATCACTACACTTACCGAGTCACCTGGTCTGGCGAGGACAACGAGCACGTTGGGCTTTGCGCAGAATTTCCCTCGCTGTCCTGGCTCGCACCCACCCCTGAAAAAGCGCTCTCGGGCATTCGCCGGGTGGTGGCCGATGCGGTGGCCGACATGGAGGCCTCGGGGGAGCCAGTTCCTGAAGCACTGGCAGAGAAAAAGTTCAGTGGTCGCTTCATGGTTCGCATTCCGTCATCGGTGCATAGGGCTTTGGCCACGGAGGCTGCCGAACAGGGTCTGAGCATCAATCGCCTGGTATCGGCCAAGCTGACGGCCTGACTGACTGCGTGCAGCGCACGCCTTACCCGGCAATTTGCGCCCAGGGGTCCTCGACGTCCGAGACGGTGCTTTCTGCCGCGCCAAGTCGCGCGCGTGAGCTCGGCGTAAAGCCCAACTCCGCAGCCAACATAGTCATATCCTTGAGGTAGGCCCTGGCCGCCGTCGAGAACGGGTTGTGCATAACCGGGCGGTCTTTGGCGTCCAGACCTGCGAGTTTGGCCCCGCGCACTGGAATGACGTCGGACTTGGCCGCCAGCCTGATGTTGTATTCGTAGCGATAAGCCGCGTTACACCACGCCGCCAAAAGGTAGATGTCGAGTTTGCGCAGCAGGCCGCGCGGCGCATGCGCGATCGCGTGGTCCCAGTAAGGCTTGGCCTCATCGAGCAACATGCCTGGCGCGGCGTCTTCAGCCAGCGCCTCGGGCTGTTGCAACACAGATGCTTTGGCGTTGATGGGTCTTTTGCCCGGATTACCTTTTAGCAGTTTGAGTTCTATCGGCGCCGGTTTGCGCCCCCTTGTGGCCATGCTTTCCTCTTTCTATGGCGCGGTTTAACCACGTCAGTTCTTGCGCCCTCACGCCCACTCGGCCAATCAAGTCATCCCTCACCCGAATAAGGGCATCCTGGGTCAACCGCAAACGCATCCAATCTGAATCGGTCATGGCCAATACATCTTCGATGTCCGCAGCCATGCTTTTGAGGTCCGCATCTGTCACCTGCACCGACAGCCAGTCGGCATCGGTGACGGCCATCTGGGTCAACTCCGTCTCATCAAAGGTCGCGCCCAGCAGTTCATCGGCATCGGGCGACCCGCGGACAGCTTCATTTCCTATCATCAGATCCCCCTTGCTACTCAATGCTTGCCACCTCCGAAATAGGGGGTCGTGAATTTCGCGGTCACAAAAATTTGGGCAGGCGAGCGCATCTTCGCCGCCCAACCGTAGAGATTCGACCCCCCTACCTCGTGGGCAAGGGGGTCTAGCGCCGGCCGGCAGTCTCTCTGGCCGTCTTGCGGTTGTGGCAAGCGACGCAGAGAGGCTGCAGGTTGGATCGGTCAAAGCGTGCACCACCCTCTTTGATCGGTACGATATGGTCGACGACCTTGGCTGCAACCAAGCGCCCTGCCGCTTCACAACGCACGCACAGGGGCTGGTCACGCAGTAGCACCGCACGAACTTCTCGCCAGTTCTTTGACTGGTAAAAGCCAAGCTCCGAATCAAAAGATCGTCTTGCTCGGCCATAGTCACGATGCACAGCACCACGGTGCGCTGGGCAATAGCCCGGCTTTGCCAATACCGCCCCACAGCCGGGATGCCGGCAAGGTGTGGGGGCACTGATTGGCATATGAGTAATCAATCAAGAAATAAGCGACACGATTGGGAAATTAACTTGGCTTTCTTCGGGACTAGAGCGTTCATACCAACGCCATCAACCCACCTGAAAGGAAGTCATCATGAGCATCAAACTCACGGCCACTCAACAAGCGATTCTCAACCACGCCCATCAACATACCGCCGGCAGAATCGACTGGTTTCCCGAGACGTTAAAAGGCGGTGCGAAGGCAAAGACCGTTGAAAGTATGGTGAAAGCCGGTCTGATTTCAAAAAATAAGCGCGCCACCGTGATGACCAAGGCAGCGTACGCAGCCCTTGGTATCGAGCTGCCCCTGATCGAACCCAAGAAACCTGGCGAGATCAAAACACGTGAAAACAGTAAACAGGCTCAGGTGATCGCCCTCTTAAAGCGCCCCGAAGGTGCCACCATCACGCAAATCTGCGAAGCTACTGGCTGGCAATCACATACGGTGCGCGGCGCCTTTGCTGGTTCTTTAAAGAAAAAACTGGGACTCACCATCGTTTCAGTCAAAGATGAAAACGCCGAACGTGTATATCGCATCGCCTACGTTTAAGAAGGTTCGTCTGCCAGAGACTCATCTAACACCGGCGGATTGGATCTCTGTGCTTTCTGGCCGGTGTACTCTTCCCAGCGCTTTACGATCACATCGACATACTTCGGATCAAGCTCGATGATTCGGGCGCGGCGCCCTGATTTTTCGCACGCAATCAACGTCGTGCCTGAGCCACCGAAGGGATCAAGAACCAGATCACGTGTTTTGCTGCTATTGCGGACCGCACGCTCTACCAGTTCCACTGGCTTCATCGTCGGATGCAAATCGTTTTTGGCGGGCTTCTTGATGTTCCATACATCACCTTGATCCCGCGCTCCGCACCAGTAGTGATCGGCGCCATCCCGCCATCCGTAGAGAATGGGCTCGTATTGACGTTGGTAGTCGGCGCGACCCAGTGTGAAGGTGTTCTTTGCCCAGATAATGAAGGTGGACCATTTACCGCCTGCGGCACGAAAGGCAGCTTGCAAGGTATCCAACTCAGATGAACTCATCGCGATATAAATAGCACCCTTGGTGCGCGTCAGGATGTTGTCGCAAGCATCGAATAGGAAGCTGCCAAACCCTTCGCCCAGATTGTCATTCATGATCGGGCGGCTTTTCCCGAGCATTTTTTCTTTGGCTGTGTTCGCGTAGTTCACGTTGTAAGGCGGATCGGTGAAGGTCATATCAACCAACTCTTCGCCCAGCAACGTCTTGTAATCGTCGGCCTTCGTAGCGTCACCACAGAGCAGCTTGTGCTCCCCAAGAATCCAGAGATCACCTGACTGCGAAATTGGATTCTCTGAAACCTCTGGGACTGCATTGTCATCAGTCAGTCCGTCTTTGGTCTGCTCCTCACCCGCGATCAATGCTTCCCACTCTTCGGTAGAAAAGCCGGTCAAGCCCAGATCAAATCCAGCGTCTTTCAATTCGGACAGTTCGATCCCGAGTAGCTCGTCTTCCCACGAGGCGTTTTCGCCGATCTTGTTGTCCGCCAGGATCAGTGCGCGACGCTGGGTATCCGTGAGATGCTCCATAGGCACAACCGGAACCTCGAGCAGTCCGAGCTTACGTGCCGCAAGCAGTCGACCATGGCCCGCAATGACGTTGTTCTGACCATCAATCAGAATCGGCGCGCCCCAGCCAAATTCACGAATACTTGCGGCGATTTGCGCCACCTGCGCGTCAGAGTGTTGTTTGGCATTGCGCGCATAGGGAATCAACGCGTCGACTGCGCGGTATTCAAGTTTGATTGGGTTCATCAGCGCCAGAAATGAAAAACCCGCCTCGGTGATGCGGGCGGGTTTGGGGAGCAGAAAGCAAAACGCCCACCAAGAAGAACTGGGTGGGCGCATCTTTAGTGATTAGCTGGATCGTATCCGATCGATATATACCGGTCAAGCACATTTAACGGGAATACCCGTAGTGCACCGCCAGCACCCCCAGAGCCGCCACCAAGATGCCTTTGGCCTCGTACTGGTTAAGCACCCGGCCATTCCAGCCCTCGAGCAGCGACCATTCTTTGACGCTTCGCCCCATCCCAGCCACGTGCCACACCGCGCAACCACCCGGGCTGTTGATCCCCCCCACCGCATCCAATGCTTCATGCAGCCTTTTGCGGGCAAAGGCGACTCGCTCAGTCATGCTGTCCCGCCACTGGCCACCCGGAATACGGTCAAGTGCCGGCGGGCCTGCTGGGCTTAACTGGGCAAAAATGAAGGTCCGGTTAAAGTCTTGCCCAGCATCGTGCATCTGAGACGTGATAGATCCATTGCGCAGCATGATGCCAAGCGTATCCACACACCTGAAATGCTCGGTTCGGTAGGTGGTGCCCTCCTCGCCCAAGCTATTCCACTCTGCTATCCGACCGCCGGACAATTGCACGTGCTCTCCGTGCTCAAGAGGTTTGCTGACTGAGCTTTTAGCCATGACCAACACCCCCCGCCATCTGTTGCGCCAGAGCCCAACTCATGACCGCGAGCGCGTCCGCCTCGTTATCGTCGTTGACCACGTGCCCGGCAGCCTGAATGGCGGCGATAACCTCGGCCTTGCTGGCGTTGCCCTTCCCCGTCGCATGTCGTTTGATCGTTCCTACAGGGACGCCTTGATAGGGAATACGGTGATGCTCACACCAGGCGGTCAGTGTAGCCAGCAAACCGCCGTAGACGTGCGCAGCATCCACGCCAAGGTGTCGGCGCACCTCTTCGAAATAAACGGCACCCAGAGCCGCTGGATCGCTCTGGCCCGCTGTTGTGGCCAATACCTCATCCAGCCAACGCCGAAAGCGAAGGTAGCACATGCCACCGCCTTCAAAGCGCTGGGGCTTAAAGGAGATAAAGCCATGGGTGACTGAGAGGTCTGGCAGACGCAGTGCCCAGCCGGTGGTGGTACCCAGATCTAAAGCAAGAACAGCGCGGTGCTCGGGGCTCGGGTCGGAAATCATCAGGAATCCTCCAAAGGTGCGAACAAGCGTTCCTACCGACTTGCTCGTGCGACCTGGAGGAGCAAACACTGCCGGATCAGGGCATCTGCTGCTCCCTCATGTCCGATCAAATTACGGATTTAAGGGTGTTGCGTAGTCACTGGGACTTTCTTCAATACTTCATACTTCAACCCTAGATTGCCTGAGAAGAGTAGATAGATATTTCAATATTTATTTATTTCAATCTAGTTCTTCTTCTTTCTCTCTCTTTCGATGGGTTCGCGCGCGCGAGTCTCTAGCCCCCCATTTTTATTTATGTATATCTAGTGGGGGGTTTGAAATATGAAAAAACTGAAGTATCTCGTCGACACAACGCAAGTGACTGATTCATAAGACTTTGAGCATCTGGGTCGGTCTGCCTTTGTTTTGAAGCGTCGTGGCCTCGATCAGTCCTGCTTCGCTCAAGGTGCGCAAAACACCGTCACGCTGCCTATGGTCCATGAACTGGGTTCGCCGGGTAAATTCGGTCTTGGTCATGCCGGCCTTGCCCGCATCGCGAAGAATCTGCATTGCGCGCTTGTGGTGCGACTCAACCTGGTTCTCCGATACGCGAGCGGAAGCCTCTCGGATCGTTAGCTCTGCGCAATGGCGCGATAGCTTGATGCCCCATTCGGCATCATGATCTTCGATCTGCGGGTCAACCGGATCCCGGGATACGGCCCGAATCAGCGCCAGCTTTGTCGCATTCTCTTCGATGCGAGCCAGGATGGACGAATAGCCTGTCCCCCGGGATGTTCGAAGGCGACCGACCAATTCCTGGTCCAGTTGCCGAAACGTGTCCCGCGCCTTTGGCGTCATGGGTACGACACGCGGATCAATCAGCACTTCATCAATTGCGCCCACATCAGTCAGATTACCGTTCAGCTTCCCGCCCCCTTGGTGGATCAGAATCAGTTTGTCGATCAAATCCTGCGGCGGATCGATGACGCCAAACGCTTCATTACTGTCCGGGAAGTCGTCCTCGCTTTCCATAATAAGAAAGCGCGCCAGCGATCCGTCAGCAACGTTTGATGCCTGCAGCGCTTGCCAAAAATGAAGCGGTGTTGTGGTTCCGTAAATGCAAGCGCAAGGCTGATGAATGGCCCGATGAGCATTATTGTGCTGGGTGCTGGCGTACTCGACGCCGAAATAGGTGGTGCCTGATGTCGTGTACAGCTCAGTCATCAGATCCAGGATCTCGCACACATAACGCGGGGACCGCTTCCGGTCGGCTGCCGCAGACAAGAACATCCCGAACTCATCAAGCTGAAACAAAATTGCCGGCTGTCGTTGGATGGCAGTCAAAAGACCCGAGCCGGAGGCGATCTTGTTACCCCCGAGGTATTGCAGCAGATTAGCCTTGCGGAATAATTCATTGATCACGATCCGGCTGTGATTTTTTCCTGCACCACTTTCAGCAATACCAACCACGTAAAGATTCGATCGGATGTTGCTCTCGGTTCGGTACTTGCGCCCCATCAACGCACCGATGGCACACAGACTTGCGCCCAGCGCCAGCACTGGCTGGGGACGCTTAGCGGTTGCTGCCATCAACGTCATCAGGTCTGCGATTACCCCTCCGACCTGATCCCAGCCAGCTGGCATAGGCTTAGGGGGTGGTAGCGAAACTTCTGCAGGCTCAAGGACAATCGGATCGTTCGATTGCAACGCATTGAGCATCTCCCGTGCCGGGTGATGCCCATTCATGACGATCTCACCATTGAGCTGCATATCGGCAGCAGGTATCCAGCCGTTATCTAGTGCCAGTTTGTAGATAGTCCCTGCTCCGATGCGCTGCGGTGCAAAGCTCCGCCAGCTACGCGCTGTGGTCTTGGCGTCATATTTCTGAGAGCTTTGCGACCATCGCTCGAATAGTGGCCATCCTTCGTCGGCCAGCGCCCCCTTGATCGCCATACCAATCCGAACCCAGCTATCGTAGTCAAGGTCCGCATTCAATATATGGACGAGAGCATCCTCGACAGCCTCGAAGGTGCCCCGCTGCTCTGGCAGGTTCGCGCTTTCCATGTTGGCGCGCAGCCCTACCCCGAGGGTCTTCGGTCGCAAATCTGCTGGTATTAATTGGTAAGCCTCCTTCGCGAACTCGCGTGCCTGCGCCTCAGTAATTGCAGGTAAGTCTTCTGGCGACAGATCGGCCAAGGTACTCACCGGCCAGTTGTAGGGTTGTCCGGTATCGGGATGAATGCCGTAGGCGATGAACTGCTGCCCCATACCCAGCACTTCGATCGGCGGGTACTTAAATCCTGCAAACGGCTGAACGGCACGATAGACCAGTAGCCGTTTGGGCGCATGACCGATGCGTACCGCAGGCGTATCACCCAGCATCCGCTTGGCCAAGGCTTCGATTTCCATGGCAACGGCAGGTGATGCGAGAACATCAATATCGATGCCAATGACCCGACCAGCGGCAATACCGATACCGGCTTCAGGCCAGTTGCCCCAGATATCGACTTCGTTTTCAGTGGTGTCGCGCTCGCAATGCCGACTCCATTTAGGGTACTCATGCCATTCGCCCAGCTTATACAGACCTGGCTTTTTGGTGTTCGGCTGGATCGGAAGAATCGGAAATCCACGATCCACCAAGGTTGCGCCCAGCTGCGCCATGTAATTCTTGTTCGTCATGGCGCTCCTTAAAACGGGGGATCATCGGCGTATGCCTGACGCAGAAAATCCTGAAACGACGTGACGATCACATCTATCAGCGCGGCCCACTCCTGCTCAGTCCAGCCTGAAAGATCAGTCTTGCCGATTGTCTCGACAAAGGCGCCGCCGCTGATACTGGCCGCAAGCAGTGCATCGGTTTCATGTTTATTCGGGTCGATCATTCCACTAAGCTTTCCTGTAATGTCCTGACACCTTCGTGAGCAAAGCTTCACTGCTGGTGCATCGATACGGATGAACGACGGCGCGAACCCGTAGCCCCGGGCGTCACGCCGGCAAATGGCGCACATCATTAAAATCGGGCGCCGACCACCTCGGTGTAACGCCCACTCGGACGCACAGCAATTTCAGAGGGACAGCGCAGCTTGGCCGCGCAGGCGATTGCTTCATCTACTCGCTGAGGCAACGGCAGCCCCTGAACGCGATTAGCCCACCACGACGCTGCCTTCTGGCGCGGGTAGCCCGGATGCTCGATGCAGATCCATTCGCTGTGGTGCGTGAGCCCGCTCCAGTAGTCCACCCGTAGTGATGGCGGCTTTCCTGGTTTATCGTGGCGTGCGTAGGAGACGCGGGTCACCGGTACCCATTGCGATTTGCCCGAAGTCAGCACATCCAGATTGCTGGCCTTGGCGTCGATCTTGAGTTCTGGCAGCGGAAACTCGTGCCCGCAGTCGGGACACGTGCGTACTGAGGTATGGACAATGCTGAAACAGTCCGGACAGGCCTTGGTAGGCGCAACGCCCTCTTCACCAACTTTAGGACGCTTGGGTTTGACGGCATCGATCGGTCCATGACGGGCGATATTGCCAGCGAAGTCCAGCACCAGGCAGTCCGTCTTGCCGGGTGCCAGGCGGCACCCTCGTCCGACGATCTGAACATACAGGCCAGCCGATTTCGTTGGACGAAGCATGGCCAACAGATCTACGCCCGGGGCATTAAAGCCCGTGGTCAGCACGTTGGCATTGGTCAGGCACTGAATCCTGCCCGCCTTGAAATCATTGATGATGGCCTCGCGCTGCGGTCCGGGTGTATCACCGACAATCGTCTCGCAGCTCACGCCACGCGAGCGGATCGCGTCGCGGACATGGAAGGCATGGTCTACTCCAGCGCAGAAAATGAGCCAGCTATTTCGATCCTTGCCATAGGAGATGATTTCATCAACCGCAGCCTGTGTAATCGAGTCCTGATCGACAGCGGCTTCAAGATCCTTCGCAATAAACTCACCACCACGGGTGCCGACGCCAGTCACATCGATCTGGGTGGCCATACGCTTGGAAATAAGCGGCGACAAATAACCTTGATCGATCAGCTCACGTACCGAAATCTCGTACGCGATGTCGTTAAAGATCGCATCATCTCCTTCGTGCAGCAGACCTGAGTCCAGCCGGTAAGGGGTCGCGGTCAAGCCAATGACCTTCATCTCTGGATTGATACGGGAAAGTTCCGACAGAAAGCGGCGGTACATGGTGTTCGATGAGCGTGGAATCA